AAGGCGGTTAGTTTGGAAGGTTCATGCAGTAGACCCCAACACCTGTGTGTTGACTGCTAACCCACTGTTGTTGTGACAACAGAGTGCGATGGTGCCCGGGCATAAAGTAGCCTTTGGGCGAAACCACAACCGATCCCAAACGATCGGAAGTGGTGTCTTGCTGGAACTAACATACGGTAGAGGAGCATCAACCTCATTTGCCACCGGAACAGATCGGTTGTTCAGCCGTTTTTGTGCGTTGGTGCACTAATCCTTGCATAGTCGGCAGGCTTCGCCAGCCTGTGGGTAGTTGCTATAAGAACCGCTTCGCCCACACTCTAGCCCACGTAACGGGCGACCGAATCTATTGCAATATCTTATGATAAACAAACGCCAAATGTAAATCAAAATCCGCCACCTAGATAGGTGAGCGGAACCTGTCATCAAACGAACCTGGAAAGAAAACGATGTTGCAGAAGACTTGTAAGCCATCTGGAGGTAAAAGTAAGAAATCGACGGCCGAAGATGTGTTAGAGTCCAACTCTATCCACATCATGCACTTTTGTGTGTTGTCCCTGTTATAGTTGAGATTGCCGTTGCTTCGACCAGCCCTAAGGAAGGTGAAGCTACCGACGTTACCCGGGGCCAACTCATAGTTGAGAAGTACATGCCCCTTGAACCCATTATAACACGAGATCACACCTGAGTCCGGGTTATACGTTATACTAGGTATACCGTTCAACGCATTCCCCGCGGCTAGCTTGTCAGTGCCCGCGACACCATACCACCTGGCGAAATACGCACCGTTTGACGGGAGCGCATCAGGTATGGAAATGTTGTCTTGCGTGACGATTTCATCCTTCTCATCGCGTTGAGGTCTAACCTTTGTCACGGGATTGACTGCTCCGGCGCCACCCCAATCATCTGTCACCGAAATGTCCAGATTATTGGGCAGCATAGTCCTGGAGAAATCCGTCCCGAACATGAGTAAAGTGGCCACAGTGCCTGGTGGCATGGTCATCCTTACTGTATACCTCAACCCCTTCTTAGGCTCACCACCTACTACAGAAGCGTTGTTGTCCAACACCGCTCTAAAATCTCTCACTGTAGCCGATGTGTTCATTTCCAACGTTGGACGACCTATCCCAGGCTTGTAAGCTTGAGGGATTTCCAGAACAAAATTAACGCGGAGGGTGACAGGCGTCAGATTCGTGATATCTGAACCAGCTGTTGTGGCCTCATAACGCAAAATGTTCGGAACCGTTGGATTGCCGAGGTTCATGGTGCCACCCACACCCGCAACGTCTCCTATTGATGACGGTTTGCCTGTGACAAACTGCCGGTTAAAATCGTAGGAGGGTTGGGTGGCAGGCACCTATGTGCTTGACCCGGCCTCGATCATCTTGACCCCCTGAAGGGTTGGGTCGATCGGGTCGATGAACACTGGAGTGTATTCTAGGAAAATTCTACCAACTACATTACTCGCTGAGAAATCGTCATCCATATCGGCAATGACAACGATTCGACCAATAGCGCGGTCATTCTTTTCCTCATTTGAGAGAGGGCTCAGATCTTTTGTGTAGTCGTAGGCTCGGTATTTTGGGC